CGACTGGTATATCTCTCTTTTCGTTTATTTCTGAAACTAAATTGACTGTTAAATTATATGATGGTTGAAAGAATGGTAAGATTTGTTCGACAATTTGTAGAGCATCATCATTTAACTTACACATAATATTCAATTCAAATTGCATATTATAAGGCACAGGCATGAATACTTTTTTGGTTGTAGTTTCTGTGTCTGGATCTTTAACTGTTATCTGTTGTGTTGTTGTGACCTTTCTTGTTGGATCATATGTTAAACCAGTAAATTCAAATGACATTCTTGGAAGTGTCATCGCAACTGATTTATTTAAATTTGGTGATTGCTCTAATCTCGCTAAAAACTTACCAATAGGCCCGTATGCGAGTGGAACTTTGCTTGTTGATTTATTTCCATCCGAATCCGTATGCTTAATTGAGATATCATTAAACAACGTACCAAAAGAGATAATTGTCTTTCTAAATATTTCGTTGTAAAAATACTCAAACATTTTTGCACCTATACCAAGTTATTTATGGTTGTCCAAAGGGATTACCCTCTGAGAAGTCTAATATTGCATCTGCCTCAGTTTCAAAATTATCATTATCACCAAATCCATCATCAAAATTAGTAAGATCGATAAGTCTTATCGTATGGACTGCATTAGAGGATCCACCAGTAATTGTTTCTTTTCTAAGGAATACTCCCTCGACATTTGATATCTTGAGTTCACTTGTTACACTATTCCATTCTCTAACTCTTGCAGTTGCTCCACTTGTTCCACCTGTGATTATCTCATTGAACTGGAAGTTACCTACTGCATCACTAGCTGCAGGAGGAGCAATCGCGATGGTTGGAGGTGTTGTGTAACCAGCACCAGCGTTAGTAATATGAATCGCACTTATTGTTCCAGCAGTTGAGACGATCGCAGTTGCAGCAGCAGATACTGTTGATAATCCTGTGAACGTAATTGTAGGTGTAGTTGTATATCCAGAACCACCACCAGTTATTGTTACGATACCAATTGTTCCATTCGCCATATTTGCGGTGGCTGCAGCACCCACGCCATCACCAAATATCTGTACAGTTGGGCCTGATGTGTATCCAGATCCGGGATTAATTAAATTAATACTTTGAACAACACTCGCTTTTTGGTTTCCGGGATCAGCAGCACCTGTGCATACAACAATACCACCACGGAGATTCGCAGTTGCGATACCAGTCACACCACCTGTTGGTGCAGACGATATCGCTACTCTTGGAGCAAACGTGTAATTTCGCCCGCGATTTGTTATATCAAAGAATTGAATACCACCATTCACAACAGTTGTAACAGCAGATGCACTTGACGCAGTTCCAACTAATGTAAGAACTTGTGTTCCACCTATGATGAAATCCTCACCGTCTGCACCTTCTGTTGCTGCAAGTGTATCATCAATTTCATCAACACCTGTGTCAATAATTTCATCCTCATACTGGAAGAGTTCACAACGAAGAGTGTATACGTAATTTTTCTTTAGTTGATAAAATGGTTGTTCGTGTTCAACATATTTAATTTCAAATAAACGATCACCTAATGGAAAGTAAATTAAATCACCCTCTTTTGGTCGAGTTGATAACCTCACATTCTCCTCATTTTTCATCAGAGGTGAAATATAAGTTTCAAATCTATCTCTTGATATCGTTAGCGTAAGTTCGTTTGTTGCCTGAATACCAAACTTTGATAAAAGTGTCGGATTCTCTCCATATCCGTCAAAAGATTCAACGTAAGCCTCAATCGGATACGCATCATCAAACTTTGATTCGATGACCTCTTTGATTATTGTATTGCTATTAGCGTATTTTCTTGGCATGTAATGAACATTCACTCCATAAATTTGAAGTTGTTCATTTATTAAAGATTGAACTAGGTTCTGCTCGCTAGTTGATCCTTGTTGAAAAAAGGGATTGAGAACCATATCACTATCCTATAAAATCGAGAGGAGGTAACTCATAAGTATTTGACATCTGTTCCCTTATCACGTCCAACTCCCTTTGCCCATCTTCATATATTTGTCTGCCATTCAACTCTACACCGCCGGGTAATTTGACACCTTGAAACTTAATTAAATTTTGTCCCCACTGTCTTTTCATCAAAGCAGTTAGATATCTCTTCAAAAAGTAATCATTATATACACCTGTATGATCATTCGGATCTATAATTCTAAAACAGTCAATCACTAAAAAATCATCAACGCTCATGGCTGAGAAGTCCATATCCATGTATAAACGATCTTGCCTTTGATTAAATCTTATTTGTTTTTCAGTTGTGAGTGCAAAGTTAATATCTTCTAAGTATCTCTTTGTCATCGCATAGTTTAGGATACCTGCATAACCAAGATTAAACGCAATATCATTTAAAAATAACTGATACTTAACACTGAACATATTGTTTGTAACTGTGTTTGCGCCATCAAAATGAAATAACTTATTGACACCTATTACTGAATTAGGCATAACAAGGTAGTTACTATCCTCTTCAAATGAAAATTCTGTTGATACGCCAACGATTGTTGTGCTTGTTGTAGTGGTTACAATGCCAACTGCGTTATCACCACCTCTTCCTCTTGCTCTATCAATATCTACTTGTCTTACTTTATATTTTAAAAATGTTTGTATAACACCATTGAAATGTCTTTCTTGAAAGTATTGAATAGCATCATCTAACAAGTCCTCAGTTTGCTCATCTGCAATATTAATTTCAAGCAATGGAGCACCCAACTGCCTTTTACAGTAATCTATTAATGTTGATCTACTTGATGGTTGAGCCATTTATACTATACCTCTATCCATATTTAGGGTGCAGAAGATACACCACCACGTACTTGAATATTTCCGTCTACAATTCGATACACTGTCGCACCAGATCCAACTAAAATATCATATACATATCGACCTGCTTTTACGCTTCTAGTATCTGTTGATCCTAGGGATATTGTTAATCCATATCCACTCGATGCGGTTGTGTCTATGCCAACTGTAAATGTAGCTGCAGGAAAAGCAGTTGATCCAATCGCTGTGCTTTTTGTCATCTGAGATGATCCCGTCCAACCAGTGGTTGTTCCAAGACCTACTGAATTAGTGGTTGAAAAATTAAATCCTGTATTAGATGTATCAACTACATTAAAAGTAGCACTAAAATCTGCACCAACATTCATGATTAAATCGCATGGGTATGCGACTCCTGCTTCAGGGTCAAAAGTAATTTTTTTAGTTGCCATTTACCAAACTCCTTAACATATCCTTGATTTCAGTAATTTCATTTCTAAGTGTTGATATGTCTCTTTCAAGATTATCAACTTTATTTTTTTCACTTTTTTTAAGTTTGCGACGAGTTAAGTACTCCTCGTACTCAGCTTTGTTTGTATTTACAATACAATTTGATTGAGTGTTCCTCATCAAATGATCATGATCTTTTACTTTAACGTAATCCATTAGGCAGTTGCTATCACTTTTAAACTTGTCAATCGAGGCACGAATGCCTGATTGGTAGATGTCATCAAGAATTTAATTCTAAATGATTTAAATGATGGTAACTCATTTGCAGTGAATGTGTATTCTCTATACTGAAGTTCCTCTGGAACAAAACCAGTGGGATCTGACGCAGGAATTAATGAGTCTGGTCTACCACTACTCTTATCACTTGTTCTTACTCTACCGTTTTCATCAAGATTATCAAATCCGGGGAAAGGAATAAATATTGGTTCAAAACCCTCTGATTCACTAATAGCATAAAACGCTCTGATATCTGTAAATTTATTTACATGAGCATCAACTATTATCTTGATTGATGTAGCAGATGTTTCAAGAGTATTTTCTTTTGAAATATAAGTAGCTGCTGATGGATCACCAAGTAATGTATCTACACGACTATCTTCAGTAACGTCACTAATCACCTTATCAATTCTGTTTGTTGTTAGAATTGCGTTCATTCTCTGAATATCGATCACAGGTGAAACAGTATTTTCTGATGATGCAAGATTCAATGTCATATTAAATGAACGATCACCGGGTAATACATTTAAAGTTGATGTGTTTAATTCATTTACTCTTGAAGCAATGACTCTTGGAGAATTGAGATAATTTATCTCATTAATTGCAATGTTTTCATCTCCCTGATTTATGAACGGCACATCAGTCCCCTCGCCAGAACCGTCATTAATACTTGTTCCACTAACGGTTCTAATGGATGCATCAACCGATGTTCCAGCAACAGTCATATTCTGAATCATTGGTGTAATTACTTCAAATGGCATATTTTGTGTAGCATGTATATCAAGTCCACCAGTTGATTTAGTCTGATTTAAGAATAAAGCTGGATAACTTGATACAGTTGATGTGCTCCTTCCAATACCCTGTTCTCCCATGTCAACTTTTATTTTATAAGAGTCTAATGTAATTGGATTAGTTTCACTTACCTCTCTAAAGTCATGAGTTCGATTTATTCGACGTAATGACACACCACCTAGTTCATATTTTTGAATAAGATCACCTTTGACATAATTTTGAGAAGAAGTTGAATCTTGTGCTCTAGTTATCCCTGTCAAATTACCTTGACCTGAGAATGCTGATACACCAGTGTATTTGATTATCTCGTTTTTAACCTTGATATATCCGGGGTTTGTTGCAGCGACAGCGACATTTTCAAATGATGTAAGTATACCAATATTATCCACTGTGATTGGAGCAGTAGAACTATTATTGTATGGAACTGATATCTTGGTTGGAATTACATCACTTGTGACATCAGAGAGTGTTACTAAGTTTTGTTCGTGATACATTCCATGATTCTTATGATTAACAGTGATATGTAATCCATCAGACACAGTTACAACAGAATCATCTGGTATAAACGCACCAGAACCACCACCATTACCGCAAATCGCACTACCAACTCCAGCCTTCGTTGAACCTACGTCACCATCTGCTGTTCCATACATTAAGGTATTACCAACACCAGTTACAAATACACCTTGAACATTATCTACTATTAGTTCATTAGTACTAGCAATCGATACCACAGATAATCTTGCATTGATACCTAAAGCAGTTGTGATGCCTAAAACATCACCAACTTGATATCCTTGACCACCACCTGTGATTGTTGCATTAACAACCGAACCCTCATTGTATTCAATAGTAGCAATAGCATTTTGTCCACTTCCAGTAATTGTCGATAAGGCAACTCCAACAACAGTGTGCCCATCTCCATCACGAGATGCAATAGAAGCAGCTGCGGATGTGTAACCAATACCAGCTCTTGTAACTGTTAGTGATCCAGTTGCAATTCCAGCAGTTCCAGTGAAGTTACCGGTTGCATTAGATCCCTGTTGATAAATTGTATTTCCTAAAGTTGGATGAATACCAGCAGCAAAACCAGATGACAAACCAACTCTGATTTTTTTAGAGTGAAGTCTAAGTGAATCAGGCATCAACTTAGGAATCTGTGCGTTTCCTCTTGATAATATCGGGTTGTATAATTCAACAGACCCCTCTCCAACAAATGAAGCCCTGAATAAATCAAACTTTAAATCTTCCCATTGACTAGGTTCCCATGTTGAAGCGTTTTGTGATTTGAATAATGATCCCAATACAGGTTGATTTGAAACAAATTCATCTGTCATTAAATCATTTTCACCAATCCTTGATATAAAGACCCTATATTTTAGTGATGATGATAATAAAGTTAATGCATATTCTGTTCCACCCTCTAGATAAACAGGAGATTCAAATGTAAATTTAGTTGCAACACTACCATTAGTTGAAGTCGTTATTTGATCAGGATCTATGTTAACTTCTGAGAAAGGTAGAACTTCTGTAGTTGGTAATCCAGTTTTGATTGTTCTGATTTGGAATGTAACTGGAATATTGTTATCATCAACTGATTCAAAATATACATCACAACTTGTTACAAATACACCACCCTCTTGACTCACAAAGAATGATTGTGCCAAGGGATCTCTTCCTCCTCTCCTTCCTCTTCTTCTCCTTCTCCTTCTTCGTCGT